GTTCCTGTAAACTGAAATGTTCCCTCACCCTCAAGTAAACCAGCAACCCACCCAATATTCTTTACTGATATTGACATAATCTAAGCTTTGGCAAACACCAAGCCGAGTTTTTCTGCTTTGTCCTTATCAATAACTGCACGACACGTCGGGCAAACTGGAAATTCAGGCTTAATTGACGAACCACAAGCAGGACAGCTAGCCTTTTCCAACATTGTGAAGTTACTCATCCAATTGAAATCTGGCTGATTAAGTTCACGAGCGGCTAAACGCATATCATCAGTAATTGCTAGAGGATTACCATTTGTCTTAGCCCAGAGCTGATTAGCCATCTTAATCAGAGTGTTATAGTAGTTCTGCTGCTTAGTGTGTGCAGCTAACAATCTAGCAAGATGTTCTTCTTTAAGTTTAGTTAAAGTAGTGAATTTACCTGGAACCCAGAACAATCCAGGCATTGACTGATTCATATCACAGCCAATCAATCCATTACAGTAATCTTTAACTAATGCATCAGCTACTTGAGTTGAGAAGTTGGGGATTTCAAGTAACGGCTGGTCTTCATCAATTTCTTTCCACCATGTTCCAGTTCCAACTACTGTAAGTGATGGTTTTTCATATGTACCAGGCTCAATGATAAAGATACCAGGACTTAAAGTGACTTTTCTTTCAACTATCCGACGTGGATAGATAGAAATAACTGTAGACAAATCAGTTGGATTACCTGGAGCACGCTGTAATGCTCTACGATTATTAATTCCTGGAAATGCTCCTACTGCTCCGCCTGCCATATTAAGACCTCTCGAAGTTTCTGGGGACAATTATAGATTCACCAGTCTTGGTAGTCCCTTGCAAGCTGGATTGGTCACCAAATAGATACTCTACGTAATCATCAACACGTTTACGTCTATGTTCTAATTCGGCTTCCTGTGAATTCTCTGGGTCATTATACTTTCTTAAATTGCCAGTTCCATACTGAGCAGCATAAATAGTATCAATTATGAACTTACAAGCTTCAAATTTAGGTGGTAATGCATTTCCATTCTTATCTTCAAACACCCAAATTGGCTCATAGGACTTCTTAGTAGCCGGTAAATCATCATTATTTGTATCTGGAACAATAACTAGCCGTTCGAGAACATACTTTCTAGTAATCCACTGACGATATTTAGGAACATGCCTTACTTCTTTAACAGTTCGAAGATATATTCCTTCCGGCGTAATATCAGTATACTCACCTAAACGCCATTCAAACTGATCTTCAGACCACACAACTCGCCAAATAGCATCAGTGGAATCTGTTTCAATTCCAAAGTGGTCAATTAATCGTTTATTTATTGCTGGTAATGTTTCCATAATTAAAGTCTGAGCGTATTTATAGTGATGCGCTCCCCCACTCCTATACTAACGTCCAGTCTCCCTTAGAAGATAGTATAGAATGCTTTTTAGCTACTGTAATGCTCCAACCCACCACTTAGCACTGGGATAATCATAATACAGCACAACAGGCCGATTCTGAATCGGAGTTAATGCTGTTTTGATATTACCAGTAGTAAGAAACAGACCAGGAGCAGCATTTGTGAAACAGAGAACAATTTCACAATAGCCGGTAGTAGGAGGAGTAATATTCTGTAACTGGACAGTACCAGTAATGAATGTCATCCTTGTAGTAGGAGCAATAGTAGCCGCCGACGCAATTGTCGGAGAATTTGGCTGATGATTGCTCTGAGCAACAGTAAGGTTCTGATAGAGTAAATCTGACATGTTATCTCCTATTGATAACCAGTTGGAATTGCCAGGTTATCGATATAGGCAGTAGCAGCAGGATTATTCACAAAGAACTGCATACCACACACCATGTAGAACAAGTCAGACGTAGTTAAACCACCAGAAGAGGAACGAACCTCGAAAATAGTTCTTCCATCAGTCTTATAGAAACCAATAGGAAGAATTTCACCACGTCCCCAAACTTCATCGGAAACGAAGTCAATTCGAGTCTTATCCCAACTAAATGACGGCCTATCAGGTGCTCCAGCAAACTGCATGCGATCAAAATACATATTAAGATCGCCTTCAGATTTGTTCTGGTTCATCTGTTGAATGAAGATAGCAGCCTGTCCAATATCTTCATATGCCTGCTTTTGGCAAGGATGCAACCAAGCTTGCGGCTTAAAGTTGTTATCAATACCAACACGATTACCAATCTTGTTGATTGCTAAACGTGCAAGCGGTAAAGCAAGCGGAGAATTACCACCATTCACTCGATTAGAGCGAATTTCTGGAGTATTCGCACGGCTGAATCCCAACCAAGTTCCAACAGACGAATTGGAATGCTGATATGGAATACCATACATGCCGGGCATTGAAGCCGGAGCATCAATACCATCAACAACTAACAAATCACCTGCAACAACACCAGCAATTGCAGGTTCAACGTGAATTGTTGAATTTTCAACGTCCCAGAAGGTAATCTGACCCTTACCACGGAATGTAGCAAGAGTTGAATCATACACCTGAATAGTCTGACCAAAACGAACTAACCGCGCACCGAAGTTAGCAGTTAATACGTAAGTGTCAACACCACCAGATGTAGTAGGTGTATCGATAGTACCAACAGTTCCGGTACCATCCTGCATTAACTGAGAGTCTAACTGACGCCGTAATTCATCTAATGCAGTAGCCGTTAATCGCTTAACAGCATTAGCAATAGCTTTACGATCATTATCAGTAGACCACTGAGTTAACTTAGTATATTCAATATTCTCTGAACAGAATACTGAATTGAGCACTGCTTTATCCCAAGTAGGCCCACCACCTCGTCCTAAATCACCACCATTAGGATTAAAGTACTGGAATGCACCACCTGGACGAATTTCCAAAGGCACTCGCATTAAACGCTGTGAAATGACTTCAACATCGCGCTTCTTGATATTAGCATAGAAGCGGTCATCTCGCTCGAATAATGTCCGAACCTTTGGTAATACCCGCTCTAATTCAAGAGCAGTAACCTGAGATTCGACAACAGCCATATTATTCGTCGTCCTTCATTAGATAATCTAACGTTGACATACCAGCAGGAATCTTTCCATTACTACTGGCTTTACGTTCACGGCCGTTATCATTGGAGGAACGGCTTTCCCTTTTTAGGACCTTTTTCTCTCGATTGTCATCGTTATCATTTTTATCATCATCACGTACTCTCTTACCAATACCGCGCAAAGCTTCAATTCGGGCCTTTTTAATGACTGAAGGCAACAGTGTTTTAGCTTTGCTGACAAAGGCTGAACGAATCTTATCAACTGAATCTTTGCTGAAGTCTGAGGCAATTGCCTTTTCCCACAGCTTATCAATAATAGTCTTAAATCTTGGGTCTGAGTCGATAGCCGTTTGTAGAGTTTCAGTTGCTTCTCTAACAGCAGCATTCTTAACGTAATCACTCATCTGATTCTTTGGATCAATATTAGCCTCAATAGTATTCTTATATGCTGAATTCACCCTACCATCAAGTTCATTCTTAGACGTATTAAACCTCTGTTGAGTGAATGCACGTTCACGCTGGGTAATCTTTTCTTCTTTGTCATCCTTCTTATCTTCACCAGTATCTAAATCAGTCGGAGGTGTCCATTTAGAATTGCCAAAGATAAACTGATGCAGAACCTGAGCCGCTGACTTAAGAATTTCTTGACCACTATCATTAGCCTCAATCACCATACTCTGAATAGTATGACGAATTGTATTGCCAATAATATGATGATATGCCTTTTCATCAACATCAGCAAGAGTCTTTAGATAGCCATTCACCATTTTAGTAAATGCTTTAGGATCTGAGTTCTTAACAGCTTCGAGAGTTGTCTTAATGTTTCCATCCATTAAGTCTTTCTCAAAGTTGTCTAAAGTACTAGCCTTATCAATAGCCTCTTTTGCATCTTGAGGATCTGGGAAAAACTTTGTAAATTGCTGTTCACGATAATAAGCACGTTCTAAATAAGGAAACTTCTTGAATAAATCAGGAAAGAGTTTAAGAATTTCTCTACGCCTCGGAGGCGTCATTGACTCTAATTTTTCCTCATCTGGTTCATCTTCATCTAATAAATCTTCTAATTCATCATTCTCATCATCTTCTTCATCTTCATCGTCATCTTTATCTGTATCATCATCTTCTTTATCATCGTCCTTTGTAGCTTTAGACTTCTTTGCTTTCTTAATTTCTTTATCGTCTTTATCATTCTTATCGTCTTCTTTATCATCATCCTTATTAGTTTTATCTTCTAAATCAATCTTATCATCAGCTTTATCATCTGAATTAAGAAAATCAAATATGTCCCCTTTGGACATCTCTTTACTACCAGATACACTACCACTACCAGCTGGAGGAGCTTCAGGAGCTTCTAAATTATAAAACTTATGCCACTGTTTGAACATTTTGCTCGCCTGTTATGGGTGCCTCTTGTTTTTTAGGATTGGGCTTTGGTGATGGTGTAGCACCTTTACCACCACCTAATGCCTTTTGCTGTTCTTGCATTTGTATCTGTTGCTGCTGTTGTTGCATTTGCTTCTGCTGTATGATACCCAAATGCTCTTTACCATGCAGTAATACGTTCTTATATCCAGTAGGATTAGTTACTTTTGCATCTCGTCCAACATCGCTGATAGCCCATTTTCTGACGATTTCAAATTCAATCGCATGATTATCATAATCAGGATCAACAGGAACAGACGCCAACTCAGGTCCACCCATAACTGGGTCAGCCGGATTAGGTTGTGGATTTGGGAACGGTTCACTATTAAGTAATAGTTGAATTTCTTCATACTGTTTAATAATGTCGTCTTCACCAGGCATATACCAATCAACTAATCCTAAACATTCATGGATTAATCCAGCATTCTCTGGTGCATTCAAAATAGCTAGAATTTGTGGATTCTGTAACTCAAACAACTTCATGAGCAAGTCTCTCTTTTGCGCCCATGTCATTGGTAAGTTTTCGTTAGCTTCTAATTCAACCTTTCCAAGTTTACCAGCAAGATCAGCTTTACGAATAAATATGTTGATGAAATTACCATCATCACTTAATTTAACATCTCGTTCGTCACCTTCATCTTGGGTAGCTTTGATATACATTGGAATGACTTTACTAAATAGTCTCTTCCAAGTAGTTGTAAATAACTTCCAGCTATTCTGTAGCCTTTGAAGTGCCTGTGCCCGAGACATTGAATAGCCAGATGCAGTATCTCCACCAGCACCTTCTAATTGTCCACCAAAGATACTTGGTAATGCACCAACTGCTAACTGACCCATTGACTGAATGCTTTGTGCGAACGGCTCAACTTCACCAGATAATGTAGCTGTTTTAACCTGATAGAAGCTATCATTCATTGACTTACCAGAACCAGGCTTAGCAGGAAACATCTGACCTGGAACTACTTCAGTCTGTTCATAAGCATTAAAATCTATAACAGCAGGATCAGCAAATGTTTGTCCAATTCCATGCTCAATAGTTTGAAGTACTAACGAAATTAAATCATTTGTAATTTCTTGAACAGAGACTAAACCATCACCAAGCGGTCTAGCCGGTAAGAAGTCTGCCATCGGATTTTCAACAAGCGTCCAATGGTCATCAAGAGACTGATTACATGCTTCAGCAAATTGATCATTAATAAATACTACTTTAGCACCATCAGGATAAAGTCTCTTAAGTTGAGCTGCTTCTTCCTTCTTCTTAAGAATATTGAATTTAGCTGGACGAATCCAACCTTTATTAACAGTGACTACGTTAACAGGATATTCACCACGATATTCAGGTGATAATCTAGCCCATTGTTCATATTGATTATATGAGCCAGAATTACCACTACCCATTGCCTGTAGAAGCTGTTTGTTATTATGCAGATGGTCATACTCTTCAATCGCCATTGCATAATCAACTTCAACAGAGAAGATTAAATATGGGGTCTGCTTTTGAGATTTAGCATAGTTTGCAACTTTAACATTCAAGTTACCATAAACCTCAAGACACATTCTAGTCTTAGGTTCAGTAGTAACTCCAGTTAGTCTGGTAACAATAACCTTATCCTTTTTAACTTCTGGATCCATTACCTCCATGCACTTAGGACAAAGTTCTTTTCCTGCAAAGATAGCAGCATGAAGTTTAACATCGTCATCATCTGGATCAAATTCATTCATCTCCAGATCAATTATCCTATCAGACTCAGCAGCTTCCTGATTACCCAATTTCTCAGGAGATATGGGCTGTCCTTGATTTGCTTGAGCATTAATATCCTGATTAGGATCTTGCTGTTCTTGTGGAACACCATCAATACTTACAAGCTTATCATCTAATGTATGACCACATAATGAACAATTTGTTAATTCATGTTCTTCAGTTTCATCCTTATAATCCTTAGCTTCATAAGTTCCATATGATTCATCTGAAGCAGGATATGAATAGAAAGCAACAATCTTTTCAGTTGAGAAGATAAATAATGAATGCAGCCACAAGAGAGATACATCATTATGTCTATAAACGAGCTGGCTAATCTTATCTCCAGCCTTAGCCGTTGCCAAGTCTAAAGGATTATCAGCATCATCAGGATAACACTTGATTGGTGGAACTAAGACTGAAAGAGCTGCAATAATAGATTCTAAATAAGCCTTGAAGACATTAATTGGTTTATCATAGAAGCTCTGGTTATTATCATCAGCTTCCTCAACCTGATCCCAGATTCTCCAATCGTGAGCTACATCATCATACCAAATTTGGCTAAAACCATCCCACAAAAGTTTCAGTTTTCTAGTCTGCCGCAATTGACGCTGACGAACAGCATCATCCTCTCTCATGCAAGATTCAAATACTTGCTTGAGGAGTCGCTGAACTTCTTCTGTGGGCTTCTTCTTGGACATTATACTATGAACTAAAATACTTTTTCATAATCTTGCTAGAAGGTCCAGTACTAACATGACCCTTCTTTTTCTTCTTATTCTCTTTTTCTTTTCCTTCTGGCTGATACTCTTCTTTACCGGCTTTAGCTTCTTTCTTCTCATGCATCATAATTGCAATAGCTTGCTTACGATTCTTCACCTTTGGTCCTTTACTAGAACCAGAATGAAGCATTCCTTTCTTGAACTTATGCATAACTTGATCGTATGGCATTAGAACTTCTCCTAATTTTTCTGAATGATCTTCTTCATCTAATTGCATCTCATCATACATGCTTCTTAATTCCGGATATTGCTTCTTTCTTTTCTTGTATAATGAAATAGCTTTGCCTTCTTCAGATTTATCAGACTTTAGATGCTGAAGCAAAGAAGTTCTCATACTAGCTCATTTTTGATTCACGTTCAGCAGCTACTATATCTAATTCAGCTTCTAAATCAGCAACATTAGCTATTTCAACTGTCCTAGTCTCTTCATCAACTTTTGTAACAACCTTTAAATTAGAATCCTCTCTACGCTTTTCATCTAGGAGCCTAGCATTAGCTTTACTCTCAGCTTCTAACATTCGTCTCCTAGCTTCAAATCCCAAGTGGCGAGCCGGAATCACTGCACGAGGATTTTGAATGATTGTTTGTGTTTTAACTTCTGGTTCTTTCAGGATTCTATTTAATAAATCTTTCTTTTCCTGATTTGCAATTGCTAACTGTTGCTTAAGAGTTTCACATGATTGACAGATATCATATGTTTGTTCTTTTCCAAGTTGAATTTCATTGTCTGCACTTTTAATATTAAGAACTTTATAATCAAGTTCAAGCTTCTTACTTCTGTATTCAATTCTTAAATCTAAAATTTCCTTAAGCCATTCAAACATATTATCTTCTCTTTCTATGATACTGACTAACTGCTCTTACTCTCTGTGAGCTTTCTATCGTTCTCATTTGACGATAGAATGCAGTAAAGTTATTTGTTTGTCTTAATTGAGCAATAATTCCAGCTTGTTGCTGAAGATGTTTAAATTTATCTCCAGCTTCTGCAAAATATCTTTCAGCCGTATCTACTGCATATCGCATGTCATCATAAGGATCGTCACCTTCAAACTCAGCAACATCCTCTGCGGCTTTACCATCTTTACCCTTCTTATCATAATTACATGCTTTAATTGAATCAATCATGATAGGACAACAATTAGGATGTCCGTCATGATATTCTGCATCGCAGCAGAAGATTTGAAGCCTTGGAATATTTTCTGTAAGTTCAGGTGGATTATATAACTCCAAATAGTTCTTATAGTCTTCCGGTCCCTTATTACGATAAATCCATTCTGCTTTCTCCTGACTAAATGATTCAATCTTCTCCATGTCAATAATAGGCTTCGGCTTCCATCGTAAGTATTCGTGTAACAACATCTTAGTTGCAACACGACTACCAGATGTATTACCAGATAATTCTATTTGACATCCTAATGCTTCTTCAATCTGTGATTTAACTGTATGATCAGTACCACGATCTTGTGCAGCAGATTGGCAAAACTTAATTAGCTCCGGCTTTTCTCTTGCAATGAAATCTCTAACAGATGGTGCCCAATCTTCAATTCTTGTCTTATACCAATAGAGCTCCCTATACTGATAAAGCTTCTTATCTGGTGATACCGCATAAAACCCAATATAGGTCATTGCGGCAAATCCCCAATCTCCTATGAAGAATTTCGGCCACCAGCTTGGGATATCCATCGGTGATATAACGTGTAATGCATTATCCGGCTCATCGGGATATTTTTTGTCTCTGAACTCATCAAATACTTGACCAAGGTACGCTGACCAATCACCCAGTTTCTTGGCTTTTCGCTCAGCTTCAGGTCTACCTTCAAGTGATTGCGCATATGTAGGGTCAATATGATCTATGTTATCTTCTAGTGTTGCATGAATGTAAATTCTTTGATTCCCACCTTTACCAATTATTCTCTTTCCTCCGGCTGGGAATGGATCAATGAATCTTTTCTTAACAAATGTGTGACCAACTCCACCAGGCATCCCAGCGCCACGAGTAATAGAAGGTAATCCACTACCACGAGGTGATCTATTACGTTCCTGCGTAATATAAAGATAAATATATTCAGTACAATTAGTAAGCTCATCCGGCGTGAATAAGCTGATTTCCATTGAGTCAAAATTGTGGACATCTTTTTCCTCTTCACAATGTGCAAGAAAGATTTGAGCGCCATCATTTCCTAATCCACGACCACCAAATTGATCTGGTCTTGGAAATGTCCAAATCATATCGGTGCCATTATATGTAGCACCAAATTTAGTATAGAAATCTCTAGTACGTCCTACAATCTCTTTCTTCATGTCAGGTCTTGTCCTGCGCATGAAGACTTGCTTAAAGACTGGATTTAAATGAAATTGGTGTGCAATCCCATAAACCAATAATACGTCTGATTTACCAGAACCTGCACCGCCACCAAATAATCCCTCTTTAATAGTGAATGGAAGCCGTAAGAACTCCTCCTGCTTATTATTAGGCTTCCATACTCTATCTAATGTTTGCCGTGAATGCTCTGATAAATCCATGGTCTATGATAATGCATGAATCCAGCTGTTGTAAGTACACCGGCTATTGCACCAGCAAAGAATATAGCAACTGTATATAGTATCATGCTGGATAGTACCAAAGTGATTCATTTACTGAACTTGCTACATTTAATGCAGCATGAGCACCTGGAGCTTGTGAATTAACAATAATATCGTAGATGAATGCTTCAGTATTAGGTGTGGGATGCTTCAACATAATAGCATCAACAGCATGACCATTGAACTGTTCTTGAGCACCTATTTTACGCACATGTCCCCAATCTGCCGAGTGTTTTTCATGTAATTGCTTACAGCATTCTTCAGTAAACTTTCCACATCCATCATGAGTAGCTAAATCGAACTGATGTGTAGCTTCAATTGCGAGGATGATACTTAATGGATTTAAGTTTGGATTCTGACTCCCATTATCAACTGGAGGAGCCGTTGTAGCATTCTGTAATGTAAAATCATCTGTTAGGAATGCGGCTCCACCTTCAGGGAATGGAATGTTGTTAAGAGTGCCATCATTATACCACAAGATTCCACGTTGTTCTAGTGGAACTTTTCCAGGCGATGAAATGAATAGTCTTGCACCATTACCTTGAGGTAATCCATTTGGTAATCCAAATGATTGTCCTAAACGACCACCAGAATGTGCATCAGGTGTTGCAATTAATACAACACCCCCATCATGTCGTAATTCACAACGAGCCGTTAACGGAGTTGGAAAGATTAATAGTTTTGGCATATATCACCCATTAACAGATTCAACCTTGACTGTTTTCTTAATAACATTCTTGTATGCCCACTGCTGAACCATATATTGAAATAGCCAAGTCTTAAGGCTATCAAATACTCCCCATACAGTTAAGTTAGCGATTGTTAATGTAAACAATCCTTCTGGTGTATATGAGTAATTAAAGGTAATTCCGGCAGCCGTTATCCCTGCCATGATGATACCAATCCATTTATTCAATGTATCACTATCACAGTTAATCATCGGCATTAACTTAGAGTCTTTAACTTTCTCTAAGATAAACGAAGCAGCTCCAGCCGAGATTACTTGAGACTGTAGAATTTGTGGGTCAAGATAAATCATCTTGATTCTGCTTTCTGCTGTTGCTGAATGATTGCCTGCATACGAGCGGCATGTAAGAAGTTCCAATCATCTATCATATCTTTAATAGTTGGAGCTGCAAACACCTGATATAATGACATTATAGTAATAGCAATAAATGCTGGCCCAAACCAGCGTCTCATGAAATATAAATCAATCATGACTAAGCTGCGAAGTAAACTCCACCGAACCGAATAGTATCACCAACTGCCCAAGTGAATGGAACTGTATTCGAGATTGGTGCATTCTGACCAACAGTTTCGAATACAATTAATACACCAGAAGTGCTAGTGCTTACAGCAGAAATTTGCCATGACGCACCCGTTGATGAGTCTACAGCATATCCATAAATACTAGCCGTTAATGCTTGTGCTGATTGTGCTGCTGTAGGAAGGGAAAATTGTGGAGTAGCACCTAATGTAGTATCAGCAGCAAATGTAATTGTGCATTCCCAAAATACTAATTTACCAACAATTAATCTACTGCATGATTGTGAACCAGCTCCAATAGTAATATCAACAAGTGTAGTTGTGAATGTTGTAGGAGTTAATGAAGTGACAGCTGTTCCACCATTAGCAATTGGAAGTGTTCCTGTTACTCCAGTAGTTAGTGGAAGTCCAGTTCCATTAGCTAATGTAATAGTTGGAGCCGTTCCAAATACTAATGAACCTGTTCCTGTCTCATCACTAATTGCACCAAGTAATTGAAGTGAAGTAGTAGATGCAAATTGACTTAATGGCGAGCCAGTGACACCACAAGTAGCACAAGCAATAGTGCCAGTTGTTGTAATAGTGCCACCTGTTATAGGTGAAGTTGTAGCAATCGAAGTAACAGTTCCAACACCTGATCCTCCTGATATTACAGTTAGGAGGTTGCCAGAAGCATCTAGTGCTAGTCTTGCATTATTAAATTGTACAGTACTTACTGGATTTACTTGAGCCGCTGATGCAGTTACAAGAGAACCATTTGCATCGATTCTAACTCTTAATGTGCTAGGTGTTCCTCTACTCTGTGCATATAAAGTAACAACAAATAATGCACCGGTAAGAATAACTGTTAGCCCAAGAAATTTAGTTTTCCTCATTACGAACCCTCGTAAGAGGCTGTAACTGTTCCACCAATTAGAGCAGTTGAAATTACAACTTGAATTGCTCTGAATAAGCCAATGAAGTTAAACTGAATCTTAGCACTATCAACTATAGTAATTGGAGCTGTAATTGGATTCCAAGTTCCAGTAAACGTTGGGTCATCAGATGAATTGATTTGGATGGCTCCGGCTGAGATAGGACTTCCAACACTACCAGTAATGGTAATAGTATGATTCTTAAATGAGTCAGGAACACCAACTTGTGCTTTTGTATTTAGAGCCGTCTGAGCACTAAGCAGCGTGTATGGAACTCCACGCATTGCTGATCTATATGTAGTTGGTGCACTCATATATTATATATCCTATCCTATACTATCCTATACCCTAATAGGTCTTATCTATCTGTTATGGTCTGAACTTCTGCGATCTACTCCGGCTTCAGCATACAACAAGAGATGTTTCTGTCTTTCTTGATAATCACTCCACATCATCTCATGCTGGAATTCTATTTTTCCAATATAACGTGACACCTTAATAGCAACAGTTAACATTGCTACGTTAGTGCCAATGGAAAAATAACTAACTACCTGTGCAACTGTTGATGAGTCCATTATCAATACTATTCTTTAATAACAGTATCAATATCCTGGAGCATCTTACTAATTGATTGATTGTTCCTACGCAGGATAGACTCGATACGCTTTAACTTAGCGTTGTAAATCTGTCCTTCAACTGCAACATACTTAAGAGGACGCTCGGCCTTCGCCTCGTCATGTTTGATAGTTGTGGCTTTATTAGCTTCCCTATCTTGCTGTACTTTAGTGTTTTCTTTCTCTAAAGCAGAAATGATCTTAGCCTTCTCTGTAGCAACATCAGTTTTTTCTTGCTGTGTAATCTCTACCTTAATTGGAGTCGGTGGAGTATTAATTGCTGGATGGATAGGACTAACAGTTATTAGTGGTGCTCCGCTAAGATCACTAAATGGATTCTTTGCATCACTCATGTATCACCTATTAAATGTCTAATAAATAATACTAAGCAACAGTCAGAGTGTAAACACCAGCAACTGCAGTAAGAGTGATAGTATTCGCACCAGTCAACTCAAACTGTTTGGGTGAAGGGAAATCAGACGAACTAACGAACAAAACACCAGCAGCGAGATCAAAGTTAATACCATTCACATTGGCAATAACAATAGCCGTTGCTAACTTACCTGGACCGGAATATGCTGTGATTGTAGCTTGACTCATTTCTAATCTCCTAATGAATGTAGTTTACTAACTTAATTTTCTAATCTGCGAACGTCGATAACTGGATATTCTTTTTCTTCTCTCAGAGTTGGAGTGTAAATGATAACCTGACCGATTAAAGAGCTTGTTTCCTTCTTAGGAGTATGAGCCTCAATAATCTTATTCATTGATTCGGCAATTCTTGCAAGCTTATCAGGCTTATCAACTTCTTCAATTCGAGTTTCAATCTCATTCATTGCCTTTAATAAGATTGAAGAAGCTTTAGCTTTAATTGATGAACCTGAAAGCTTCTCATCTAAATCAGCAATAACATCATCAGCCGTTGGTGGTAAACAAGGAATTAAATTATTTACACTCTTAGCCGGTCTAGTTAATGCTCTCAGTCTATTAACTAGGTTATCTGGTGAATCAATTCGGCTTGAAACTTCAATATCATCTAAAACCATACACCTATCTCAGCCGTGTGAAGCATACACCTAACGTTTGGAGTTGTCAAGTCTCAAGATTGGTGGAAACTCTGATGATTTAGCCGCACAGCGTTGAAAATTTCAAACTATGAAGCCTTCACTAACTGATTATTTTTTGTATATATATTTCTACATGTTACTTAATATATGGGACCCTATTTGAAGTTAGATTTATATATTTGTATATCTTATTATTAGATTCATACTGGATATCCGTGCAGTTGTGTGCATATATGGTACCTTCTGTGCAGGGGTGTATAGGGGTGTGATATATAATAGTGTGCAATACTGTATAGTTCATATATAAACTGCACACTATTACTTGGCATGAATTATATTGCACAGTATATACATGAACAGTGCAGCCGTAAGCAATAGTGTGTTGGCACGGCTCTTGCTAATGCAACGGCTATGCCAGTGTTATAGTGTGCATTCATGTGCATATGCATAAAGCATGCCAATTGTAATAGTGTGCAATACTACGCCATAGTGTGAATGGTATAATATGTGCAATAGCATAAACCATGCCATTCATATTTGCATAGAATAACACAAACATAGCGAAACGACGTAATTTTATGCAGTTTAGTGCCAAAATGAGCCAAAATGTGCAGTTATATAAACTAGGTAGAAACTACATGGTTCACAGAATTATACGGTAAATATTACACGATTTGCACATATTTATACACAATTATACGTGTCATTCTTACGTACAAAAGTGTGAAGCATGTAATATATACATTCACATGACTGCACGTAGTATTACATGGTTTCATGTCATTTCATATACATTAGACTTGGCATCATCGGTGCTATATACACTGGCAGAACGTAGCGCCAAGCAAGCTAGCAAAAAACCTAGCAGCCTACGTGAAGGGTAGCAGTAGTCGCGCAGCATGATACTCTAGTAGTATACACCTGTTAGGGACTAGCTGACTCAGGCTGATAAGCGCAGCCTATTTAATATCTTACTACGCTGTCGCTCGCTCACTTCGTT